GGTGAGCTCTTCCGATCTGAGGAAAAGAGTTTAAAGAAGGTTATACAGAAGTTGAAGGCAGAGATATTGATCTGCAAGAACTAGATGATGCCTATGAAGAAGGGCTAGATCAAAGCGAACTAATGAACGTAGATAAAAAGGACAAGACAGATGGCGCTTGATCCACAGGACCTAGAAGGTCGTATTGAAGACACTGTACACTTTGACGAGTACAAACCTAAGATGGGCAAAGATGATGCTGTGATTGTTGCTACATTCAAAGTAATGGGCAAGCAACCTGCATATGACCTAGAAAACTTTATTGAAAAAGGCTATGATTGGGTTATTGATGCAGAAACAAGTGCAGGCGAAATCAGTGAAGGTCGTTATATAGTATTTGTAGAAGCAGAACGCAGAACCAGTTATCCACGCAGGTTCATGGACATGATCAACGATATTAAAAACATCACAGATGTTGAAGATTGGAAAATGGTCTACTATGATCGTCCAGACACAAAACGCAACACACAGCAACCACTTTCATTGGAAGCAATGACCAGCAGTATTCCACTTAGTCCAAAACGCTACAGAGATGGAAAACTAGCGGCATCTGCAATGGAAAGTATTCTTAATACAGCAAGAGTACCACGCTCACACACAGATTTACAAGAGTTCAAAACATATCAACAAAAGGAAAGATAAATGGCTGCAGAAAATTATGTAACCTGTTTGGAAATGATTCTACATCATGAAGGTGGTTATGTTAACCATCCCAAAGACCCGGGCGGTGAAACTAATTTGGGTGTAACAAAACGTGTATACGAAGATTTTGGTGGCACTAAAGACATGAAGGATCTAGTGCGCGAAGACGTTGAACCAATCTACAAACAAAACTACTGGGATCGCATGCGTTGCGATAGTGTACCAGCAGGTTTGGATTTGTGTTTGTTTGATTTTGGCGTTAACGCTGGCACAGGTCGCAGTGCAAAATATTTACAAACAATGATTGGTACTACCGCAGACGGTGGTATTGGCCCTAACACTTTAAAGTGTTTGGATGAGTATATCGAGGAAAATGGATTAGAAGCAACAATAACAGAGTTTCAAAATCGTAGACAAGGCTACTATGAGAGCCTAAGTACTTTTGAAACATTTGGCAGAGGTTGGACACGCCGTGTTGACGAAACAACTGAAGCCGCCCTTGATATGATTTAGGAGAGAAACATGGGTTTTGCATTTGATACACCTAACAACCCGTATAGTTCGGCTATGTCAGAAGCAGATATTGATAAATGGTGGTCTGCACATGTTCCTACTAGAGAAACATGGTGGGATGACGCACACGGCTACATAATGCGTGATATTGGAAGCCGTATACCAGTAGGACATACAATAGAACATGGTGTTAATGAAGCAGGCACAAGTTACTATCTTACTATAAGCGGGCCAGCCATTAACAAAAGCTGGACATGATTGCCTGTCAAAACTGTGGGCATCCGGCCCATTGCGATGGCCCATTGTGGATACAAAGTAATGCACTTCAAGACGGTGGCGACTATCACTACAAAGCATGCGAATGTTGCCGTTGTGACAACTGTACACCTGCAGTAGAAGTAAAAGAAGAGAAAAAAGATATACCAACAAGTTTTCTCAACGGACTATAGGAGAAATCAATGATTAAAAAATGGATTGATTCACGTATGAAAGAACGCACAACCTGGGACGGTGCGGCACTTATTATTCTAGGACTATTGACACTGTTTTTTGCAGGGCTAGCAAAGATTGTTGCAGGCATTGCTATTGCATACGGTGCATGGACTATTTGGAAAAGTGAATGATAAAAGTTTATGCATTGGTAATAGTGTTAGGTGTTCTTGGCATCGCAGGATATGGTGCCAAGTATTACTATGATACTACCCAAGCAACTATTGCAACACTGCGTGACAACAACGCTAAACTAGAAGTTGCAATAGAAACCAGCGAAGCAAGCATTGCTACACTACAACAAGAAGCAGTTAAAAATGCAGAGCTTACAAAACAACTACAAGGCAAACTACAAGTAGCAGAAGCGTATGGAGATAACTTACGCAAAAGACTAAGACAGTTAGACTTAGTTGCAGATGCTATTAATGATGCAGAAGATTTAGAAGGTAGAATGAACCGTGCTACAGCAAAACTATGGCGCGACATTGAAACTGATACTGGCGGGTCTGGCGATGCTCCTCTTCCTAAGTGGGTGCAGCCGATTCCAACCGGAGCCGGAAGTGAAAGTGGTAACACAAGTAACCAAAGTGACAGTTCCAATAGTAGCCCGACCAAAACCGATTGACCTTTACGACGTACAAGTAAGAGTAGTAAACAAAGAAACTTTGGATGAGTTTATCCAAGAGTTTACTGCTGAAAACGGTGAACTTGCAATAGTTGCACTGAGCATGCGTGACTATGAAAACCTAGCTCTAAACATCAGCGAACTGCGCCGATATCTCAATCAACAAACAGAGATTATTATCTATTACGAAGAAGCTCAAAAACCAGATGCGGCATCAGACAACAAAGAAAACTCTAAAACAAACTAACACTCGTTACGGTAACATGCTATATATAGAAGACGATCCTAGTATAGGACGTAGTCTTGAACTGTATGGCGAATACTGTCATTTAGAAGTTGAAGCAATAAAAAGTCTGTGTACACAGGATAGTTGGGTTGTAGATGTAGGCGCAAATATTGGTGTACACACAGTAGGTATTGCTCCATATGTCAATCGTGTTATAGCATTAGAGCCCGACGGAGATAACTTCGACGTGCTTGTCAAAAACTGTAGTATGTGTGCTTGTAACAATGTAACCACAACTAGACTTGCTCTCAGCGATCAAATGGGCGATACAGGCACTGCATTTGATTATGGTAAAACTACACTAACAAGTGGCACAGATGTAAAAACTGCCCCGCTGGATATGCTAGGATTGCCTCGAGTAGACTTTGTTAAAATAGACGTAGAAGGTATGGAACTACAAGTACTGTATGGTATGCGTGGCACACTTGCAGATAAAAAACCCCACTTATTGATTGAAATGCAAGATCCTACAAAATATAGTAGGATATATGACTACTTAAAGAGTTTTAACTACTACATGTATTGGATGCCTGTAAGTACATACAACGCAAACAATAATAAAAACAATCAAGTAAATGTATTTGGCAATCAACACGGAGTTATAAACTGGCTTTGCAGCGTAACTCAGTTAAATACAACACTACAAGCAGTTGTTGAAAGAGATGACACTGTTGAAAGAATGGTTTGGAGGAGAAGCCAAAATGTGGGAAATGATCGAAAGGATGGCAGCTGACCGTCTCTGGATTTACACAGCAATAGCAGGTTCATTGTTTGGAGCGGCATTTTTATTCTGGTTTAAAGATACACGAATGGCAATCTGGGCAGTTAGCAAGTTTGACCATACACTAGAGTATTTGGTAACTCGCTGGGGCTGGACTTGGTTGCAAAACGATCCCAATGCTTGGCGTGTAAAATATCCAAAAATAACAAGCAAGATTGATGAGCTTGAAGCAAGAATCAAAGACCTTGAGGAGAGAAAATAATGGCTGAGGAAGAAATCAAAGCCGCAGGATATCACCCTGCAGATACTAACGGTGATGGTAAAGTCACTAATGAAGAACATGCACTGTACATGGAGTTTAAACGTAAAGAACTAGAAGATGCAGATGCTCGTAGAGATGCAATGCGTACAATGACTTGGTTTGCACTAGGTGGTATGTTGCTTTATCCTGCATTAATACTTTTAACAAGTTTACTGGGACAAGAGAAAGCAGCAAGTATTATCGGAGATATTGCTCCTACTTACTTTGTTGCAATCGCTGGTTTAGTTGCCGCATATTTTGGCGCAAACGCTTACGCAGACAAAAAGAAATAACTTTACAACCTAGTCCTAGTCATATATAATACTATAATGAACTACTATGATATACTAGGACTAGAACCTACCTGCAGTCCGCAAGAAATAACAAAAGCATACAGGCGCCTTGCAATGGATTATCATCCTGACAGAGGCGGCGATGAACAACGCTTTCATGAAATAAGTGAAGCATATGATGTGCTTAAAGATCCGCATAAACGTGCGGCATTTGACCATCGCAGAACTCGTATACA